TGCGTGACTGTTTCCACCAGTTCGGTCTTAGGATTGGTCCAAGCGACAGTGACTTGGTTCACGGACTCGCCCCAGCCGCGTCGTTGGAAGCTCAGAAGCTCTGAATTATGAGTTCCGATAGATACAAGAGAATCCAGATCGTAATCTTTTCTGAGAAGCTTCAACCGCCACTTTCTCGTTGATCCGTTGAAGTCGAGAATGCCGCCTACGTGTTGAAGGACCTCGTTGGTAAAGGACTCAACAGTACCCTGCCTATCCCACTTGAAAGACAGGCCGAAGTCCTCGTCTCGAAAAACTTGCGCCGCATCCAGAAACGAATCTTCGTCTATGAAGGATGGGTCATATCCCGACCCGAAGTCCGTGTTAACTAGGCATTCGTAAATGATGTGCGCCGGGTTGGCATTCTCTCCAATCATCGGAGTTCCTGAAAGCGCTGTCGGCCTTCGAGTGACTTTGAACCACACAGCGGGAAGCATGGGGACGTTTGTAGACCACAAGAACCCTTGATCAGAACTCCCGGTAAACCACACCGTAAAGGTCCCACGGTTGGCCGAGACTGTCGAGGGTGTCCTACCCAACTTGGACGCTAGAAACGCGGACAAAGTTTGAGCCACATCACCGAGAAAATAGTGAATCTTCCCCTTCACGCCGCCGCCGGAATTTGACCCGCCGAAGATATCCGGGTCGTCTATGGTTTGGACGGTGTTCGTTGAAACGTCGTCAAGCTCAAGCTTTTTCTCGTTAACATAAACAGCCTTCACAGTGTCCACCGGGCCGACGCAGACCCCATACTGCAATGAAGCGAGGTAGTTTACGACCTGCGTGTTCCCGCCAGTTTTAGATGTCATTTTGGTTTTCTCTCGATTCAACGACGCCTAAAACGATGGAGAGATTTGCGTCTTGGATGTTGGCTACGTCTTCAACGGGAATGCCTGATGTCGCCAAGTCCTTTATATTGATTCCAAAATCCAAGCAGAATTTTCTAAGGCCGAGAAGGCAGAACCCGGCGCTCTTTATATCTGACATGAAAATCCGGCTATCAGTCAAATCACACCTTCTTCTTTTCCATACCTTTTTCTCCATACCAGAGGATGTTGGGGGACTTTATGGTCATCGTCCCGAAAACAACTGGTATCGGATCGCCTGCTGTAACCGTCGGAAATTGGAAATCTTGGGGCTTCTGCTTAGGGGTAGAGACAGAAGCTCCCTTCAAGACATAAGCCAGCGTAGAAAACAAAATTCCGATCAGAAGGTTTACGATGATGGTCGGCATTTTTCGATCTCACAAGAACTCGTGCGTTTTATTTACCGGAGAGCTATCGGGGATGAACAGGAACCCACCATAGTTCTGTATGTTGTCATGCCAAAGAGAGCAAGCTTCCTCGGTATGGTCACAGCCTTTCACCAAGCGAAGGCTCGTCGGGGTCCCTGACATGAGCGGCGCTGCGCTTAGACTCAATACCAAGACCCCCACCCCTTCTTCGCACGTCAGGACCGTATGCGACTGTTCCGTACCATCCGGGTTGTTCCAGTGCAAGACGCCGCCAGCATAGCTCGCACTCCCTTCGTACCCCGAGGCGGGCTGTGAGACCGTCCACAGGCCGTCAGGACTGGTGCTGACCCATGTCACCGCCTGTTCGACGCGCGTAGCGTTGCAGAGGCCGCCATACAGGGCGTGAGGACAAGGCTTCTGATAGTTTCTGGTCAAACCGGATCGCTGCAACGAAGTGGCTGCCAGTTCGCCGGAAAGCACCAACGTCAACCCGTTCAATGCCCCGTTGATTATCCTTCCAGACCAGAAAAGGGTTGTCTCCCGGCGGACATCATCGAAGTTTGATTCAAAGATCGAAGCTTCTATCACAAAGCTCTGCGGAACTTTCGTGAAGTACCTCGCTACTGAGGCTTTTGCAGGGAGCGTCAAGGTGATGGCTGTCTTTGCAATAGTCCCATCGTAAATGACCTCTGACGCGAGAACTTGCTCCGGGGCATAAAGGTTGCCATCGAACTGGACATCTTCGTCAGCGTCCGTGTATCGAATGAAGGATGTCTCCGACACCTTGAACTCGTACAGGAAGTAGGAACTAGGTCCTCTTTCTTTTATTGTCGGGTCTATCATCCGATGAAGTCTCCGAATATGGAAACATGGTACGACGCGATAGTGGTGAAGTTCACATTCCTCGCGCCAACTCTGTTCCCCAAAGTTGCGTACTCTCCCGAGATCGAAATCTCGTTCCCTTGAATCTCTATGACCTCGAAGTCTTCAATTACCGAGACTGTGTTTACCGTAACTTGGACAACAGAGTCAGTGTAGAACGGGAGTTCGAGCGTGTCGGAACTGAAGCGTTGCCTCAAGAGCCACGACGCGCTTGTTGCAGATTTTACCGCATTGGTTATGGGTGCTGACAGAGTAATTCTACTGTCACTACCAACTTCTTCTATGCCGACTATTCCGCAGACATGCGCCTTGTCACCGACGCAAATACATATACTTTTGAAAACGTCTGATCCATCGAAAAGCTTTTTGACTTCAGTCCCTCTTACTCCGATAACCGTCTGCCCGTCGTAAAGTTCTTCGGTAAAAACGAAATCATCTACCCAAGTCGGCATATAAAAGCTCGCCTGTTTACCTCGGCAGTAGCAAAACAAAGACAGTACCTCTTCTATGTCTGTCCGGTTTTTCAACAGGACATCGAAGCTGCCATATCGAACCGGCGACTTAACCTTCTTCTCTTTGCTCGGAAATCCAAACCCATTATCGACAACTTCCAGCATGAAGTTCCACGACTCACGAACTTCCCTTGACCAGTTCGGTTTCCACAAGCACAGAGGCTTTCCTCTGTAATACTGCCGGTCGGCGTTAATCGAATCCTTTACGAAGCTTTGATCCGTAGGGGCTTCAAAGACTAAGCTTGAATCGAGGACGGAAGACGAGAAGGCGCGCACTTTCATGTCATCCAGTAGATAACCTGTCAGCATCGGATAGACGTAGACTTTAGACCCCACTACGAAATCCAACGCCACATCCAGAATGAGAACTCCATTTTCAACGGCCAAGACCTCGTTCAACGAAAACCCATTCTCCCCTCGTATCATCACCTTTTTTCTCGGAGAAAACCTGAAGTCATCGAATTGCCCAACCACGAAGAACGGCCCGGTAATCTGGCCTTTCTCCCTCTTTACGAAATCGGGAAACCCCAGAGTTTCAGCCCCATAAGCGACGACGCGACGGCTGGGGGAAACCCCGGCTCTAGCTTTGTCCATGACGCTAAAAGAGTGAACCACTCTCGGGAACTCTCGAAGCGCGCTTCGCGTTTCCTGACCGCTATTCGCTACGAAGATGGTCGTTGAAAATTCTACCGATACGGACACCGGCCTTTTCCAATTCACATCAGCGAAATAATAGGATGTGGGATCACGCACCGACTATCCCTTTCAAAACTTCCGGGTTGGCTTTGAGTATATTGAAGATGGTCTGCGTCCCCTCACGAGATGAAAGACCAGCGACCGTGAAGTCCTCTGCCGAAAAGCTGTTGATGATCTTCAAGTTTACCGGATTTGCACTCTCAGGAGAAGCGCGACCCCCATTAAGCGCGTTGCGGGGGTCGTTTTGAGTAAGAACCTCTTCCCCTTTCTTGGCAATGATCGGGACTTCTCCGGGCTGCAAACCGACCACGCCCCCGACGTGATAGCGGGGGGCACCGGCAAACAGACCGGGAGAAACGCGCCGGGACTGATTGCCCGACCCAGCGCGGGCGCTCCCTACAACGCCGCCGCTATGAGCAAGACCAATCAGCGACCCGAAAGCCGTGCCGCCGAACGCCATTTGCAGCGCGTTGAAGATCGCTTGCTTGATAATCATCTGGGCGATCTGGATCAGGAAGTCCGAGGCAAACTGAAGGAACGAGTTCTTCAGGGCTTCGAGGGGCTTCACGCCGTCGGCAATCTGCTTGGCGAAGCTGTCGAAGGCCGAAGCCAGACCGTCCACGAATAGGCCCGCCAGCTTGTCCCATTCCAGATAGTTGACCTTGGCGACGTTCCCGATATTGACAGCCGCCAGCCGAGTCGCTTCCAGTTTTGCAATGGCCGCGTCTGCTTCTTGGCCGCCGACCGCAGCCCACATGGACTTGGCGTTTTCGATGGCCGTGATAAGCTCGGTGTTGACCGACGCGATCTCGCCTTTCAGGCGATCCTGCCCGGCGGTGTCCCCTTGTTCCTTGGCGATGTTAAACTGTTCCTGAAGCGCCGTCCGTTGCGCCAGCAGGTTGTTCACAGCCTCTTCGGCCTTCTGGGCCGCTTCCTTGGGCTTCAGAGCTTCCTTCTCGGCGTTCGCCAGATCGTAGGTCCGCCCCGCCTGTTCAGCGATCTGAGCAAGCTGTTCATCGGTGATCGCCGAGTTCTGCTTCTTGGCCGACCGGATGGCCTCTTCGATAAAGGCTTCCCGCTCTTTGCCAGCGTTGATCTGGGTCTGCTGTTCGATGGCGAACTCGTTGTCCGCGATGGTCTCTTGGGTCGCGGCGGCAGCTTCGGCGGCAGCCTTGGCTTTCGCTTCAGCAGCCTTGGCCGCCTCTTCGTCTGATCGGACTTGGGCTTCAGCCGCAGCTTCGACCCCTGCCGTGCTTTCAAACAGCGCGGCCTCTTCGATCCGGCGAGAGCGGTTGACCCCACCATTATCACCTTGAAGGCCCCGGATTGCTTCAGCG